ATACTCTGCTTCCACTCCTCGTACATTTCTTCCCAGGTATAATCACTTAAGTCATAACCTTCTTCTAGAAGAGCATTAACCCAGTTTTCAACTTCTTCCCATATTTGGTCTTCAGTAAGTTCTTGAGATGCATAAACATCTGAATATGCTTCTTGAAGATTGCGAATTGTTTTTGTGTTCATTTTTTTACTCCTGTTAGTTTCCAGACCCTATTTCTTGTACTTTCTTCACCACTGCGCTGCGAATATTTGGTGGGACTGTTTTTCTTACAACTTGGGTTGCAACATTTCCTGCTGCCTTGAGTCCCGACCGAACAGCCCTTCCCATTGGCGTATGTGGTCCCATGAATGGATCATCATATCCACCAACACCTTCAACAATACTCGAAATCCACTCATCACTCATCACACTGATAATCTTATTAGCGTTCTCTTCAGATGATGCGAAACCTTCTTCGATCAAGTGATTGAATACAATATTATAAAGTTCTACATCTTCGTTCGCTTTGATTTTTCTATTTTGATCTTTTTTGGAAGGAGTTCTTTTTCCTTTATTACTTCCCACAGGTCCAACGAGAAATTTCACTGCTCCAGCCAGTCGGGGGCTGTTCTTTAATGCCTCAGCACCTTTTTCAAGACCTCCCTTGACAGTGCTGTACATATCTTCTGAAACTTCCTGTTCAGCATATACGTTTTGATAAGACTCTACGAGATTTCGAATATCCTTGGGATCCATTTGAATAGTAACTAGGTTTTAAATATTTATACTTTCTTGTTATTGACACTCATAAATACCTGTGTTATGATTGTTTTATTCCCCATTGAGGATTTATGGCAAAAGGCTTTAAGGTTCTGGCAAGTACGCCAGATGTGAATCAGGATGAATTTGACTTGGAACGAGCAAAGGAAATGGCAAGAGGCAAAAGTGTTGTATTTTGTCTTCCAGGTAGAGGTTGTTCATATACGTTTCTAAAAAACTTCGTTCAACTTTGTTTTGATCTAGTTCAAAACGGTTGTTCAATTCAAATTTCTCAGGATTATAGTTCAATGGTGAACTTTGCCCGATGTAAGTGTCTGGGTGCAAATGTTCTTCGTGGACCAAATCAAAAACCATGGGATGGAAAACTTAATTACGATTATCAACTTTGGATTGATAATGATATCGTTTTTAATACTGAGGCGTTTTATCGTCTGATTCACATGGATAAGGATATCGCTGCTGGTTGGTATGCTACAGAAGATGGAGTAACTACCTCGGTCGCTCACTGGTTGGAAGAAGATGATTTCGCTAAGAATGGTGGAGTGATGAATCATGAAACTGTAGAAACCATGAGTCGTCGTAAGAAGATCTTCACTGTAGACTATACTGGTTTTGGTTGGGTTGCAATTAAAAATGGAGTGTTTGAAAATCTAGAGTATCCTTGGTTTGCACCACAGATGCAAGTCTTTGAATCTGGAAACGTTCAGGACATGTGTGGAGAGGATGTTTCATTCTGTCTTGATGCAAAGAAAAAAGGTTATGAAATCTGGTGTGATCCAAAGATTCGTGTGGGTCATGAAAAAATGCGTGTTATTTGAGGTAAGTTATGGCAAAAAAATCGATCAATGCAATGAACAAAACAAACTATGTTCCTGCAAAACCAAAAGGAACACGTCAGGGTGATGGTGGACACACTAAATACTCTGCGAGTAGTCGAAACGCTGCTCGTAAAAAATATAGAGGACAAGGAAAAGGATAAACATGTCATGTCTCATCACCAATTTACCATCTGAAGAAATTTGGGTTCGTAAAGAATATCTTACAGATCATCAAAGTGGTTGGGGAGAATTTGTAAAAGGCGTCTGGGTATCGGCTAAGTCGATTCCTGGGCGTGTTTTTTATTTTGAAACATACTTACCAGAGTATGCTGCAATGTATGACAAATTACCGATCAGCGCCTTTGTCTCTCGTCCAGAAACTCCTACCCCAGACATGAGTTTACCTAATTTACAATTTTGGAATTGTATGGATTATGGTGTAGTGTCTATTCATAAGCAGTTTATTGGATCTATGGACTATGAATGCTATACAAGAGATCATGGACCTCAAAAAGGCACTTACATTTGCACTTTAGATAATTATCATCAGGATCCAAACGTAATTGACTATGCAACTTCGGAGAATCCTGCAGAACATAAGTCGTTTAACCTCATCGAATTGCAAAATGGGCAGTATGCACTCTATCCAAACAACCGTATACGCATATATGACAACAGTTTAACACCAAAAGATCCAAAAACTCCCGATTTTAAGGTATCGACTAGATATTATCAGGTTGAAAACAGTTATGAACGTCTTGCAATGGGCAATGAGGACGAATATTTCTGGAAAACAGCACAAGAACGGGATAGCAACCCCGTAAAAAGTTCTGATTTTCACTAATCAGGAGCTAAAATGGAAGAAAAAGAGGTTCTCATTGAGACTTTACATCAAGATCTTGTCAAAAATCGTCATAATCTCTCAAAACAAACTGAATTGCATGAAAAAATCAGAAATGATGAGGACTATGATGACTGGGAATATGGAACTGAACCCACATATGGGAAAATCACGATGTAAAACCCTATAAATATTGGTAGGATTTTATATTTTCTAATGCCGATTCAAAGAGTCGATAAGAAATTTGTCGATATTAGTCTTTCTTTCAAAAGAAATCCGATATCAAACGATATTTTGCTGATTAAAAATGAAGATGCGGTTAAAAGATCTATCAGAAACCTTATTTTTACAAATAATGGAGATAGATTTTTTAACCCGTTGATTGGTTCATCAATTCGCAATGCTTTGTTCAGCCTTGCAGATATAACTTTAGATATCGGAATTGAACAAACGATTAAATTGGTATTAGAAAATTTTGAACCAAGAATTAAAGTTAAGTCTGTGACTTCTGTAATATCTTCAGACACAAACGAATGTAATGTAGAAATCATATATGATCTTCTTGGTTCTGAGGTTGTTCCTCAAAACTTATCATTTATTCTTCAATCAACTAAGGCATAATAATGGCATTTACTCAGTATACTAACCTAGATTTTGATCAGATCAAACTGAGTATTAAAAACTATCTCAGGGCAAATGGGAAGTTTACCGATTTTGATTTTGAAGGATCAAACCTCTCAGTTTTGATTGATATTTTAGCGTATAATACTTATATTAACTCATACAATGCCAATATGGTGGCGAATGAGTCATTTTTGGAAACTTCAACACTTAGGGAAAATGTAGTTTCCTTAGCAAGAAATATTGGATATGTTCCAAGATCAAGAAGATCTGCAAGAGCAACAATTGATTTTAGTGTCAACTTAGGAACTGATACAAATGCAGTATCGTTAACTCTTAAAGCTGGATTAGTTGCAACAGGTTCATCTAAAAATAGTAGTGTTACGTTCTGTATCCCACAAGACATTATTGTTCCAGTCAATAATGGAATTGCTTTCTTTGATAATGTTGAAATTTATGAAGGCACTTATGTAACTACTAACTTCACAGTCAATCTAGATCAAAAAGATCAGAAGTTTATTTTACCAAATCCTTTTGTTGATACTAGCACATTAAGAGTAAAAGTTTCTCTTGACAAAAATACCACAAGTTATCGAGAATATTTTCAAGTCTCCAATATTTTCTCAACAACATCTTCAAGTGAAATTTATTACTTATATGAGATTTCTGACGAAAAATATGAACTTGTATTTGGTGATGGTAAGTTTGGTAGAAAACTTTTAAATAACAATGAAATTGAATGTACTTATATTGTTAGTGGTGGTTCTAAAGGTAATGGAATTCAACAGTTTAGTTTTATTGGAGTTCTAAAAGACAATGAAGATTCTCCAGTCACATCTGTAATTCCATCAATTACTACAATTTCAAAAGCTGAAAATGGAGATTTTATTGAAAGTGTAGAATCTATCAAAAAGTTTGCTCCGAAGGTTTATGCTTCTCAATACAGAGCAGTAACAACTCAAGACTATGAAGCTATTTTATCTGAGATTTTTCCAAATACTGAATCCGTTACAGCTTTTGGTGGAGAAGATTTAGATCCTCCACAGTACGGTAAAGTGTTTATCACCCTAAAACCTAGAAATGGGTTTTACTTATCAAACTTCGTAAAAAAAGAACTAAAGGAGAAATTAAAATCATATTCTGTAGCCGGAGTTTCTCCTGAAATAATTGACTTGAAGTTCTTGTTTGTAGAAGTATTATCTACAGTATACTACAATCAAACTGTTGGCAGCGATACAATAGTAATTGAAGATAAGGTTATAAGATCATTACGAAAATATGCAAATAATTCTGACATAAACAAGTTTGGAGGAAGAATTAAGTATAGTAAAGTTGTAAGTTTAATTGACAGCGCTGACAAGGCAATTACATCAAATATTACAAAATTACTGATGTATAGACAACTTCAAGTTGCTCTTCAACTGGAAGCCGATTATGAATTATGTTTTGGTAATGCGTTTCACGTTTATAAAAATAGTCATAATATTAGATCTACTGGATTTAAGATTGCCGGAGTAACTGGAACTCTATATTTTGCTGATAAAAAAACAAATGAAACTCAAGGAACACTGTTTATTTTTAAATTGAGAGATAACGTTCCAGTAATTGTTGATAGTAATATTGGAAAAGTAAATTATAAAACTGGAGAAATTTTGATCAATACCATTCAAATCACATCTACAACTAAATCAGGTGGAATCATTGAAATTGAGGCAGTTCCAGAATCCTATGATATTATTGGATTAAAAGAACTTTATTTGAGAATGGTTCTGAGACGCGACTACATAGATATAGTGCCTGATCTGATTGATTCTGGTTCTAGTTCTTCTGGAGTGAGACACATCTCAACGTCTAGTTATATCGATTCGACAGAAACTCAATATATCAGAAAATAATGCAAGAAAAAATTCCACATAAGGTTAAAATTAGTCAGATAGTAGAAAGTCAGATTCCAGAGTACTTTCTAGAAAATAATCCTAATTTTGAAGAATTTTTAAGGCAGTACTATATTTCTCAGGAATATCAAGGTTCTCCTATAGACATTCTTGAGAATATAAACTTCTATACAAATATTGAGGCATTTACTCATACGAATTTAACAGAGTCAACTACTCTTTCTGCAGACGTTACTTTTTATGATACAACGATCTCGGTTACTTCAACTGCAGGTTGGCCAAAAACTTATGGTTTGTTGAAAATAAACGATGAGATCATTACTTATACTGGAATCACTTCAACTTCTTTTGTTGGATGCATTAGAGGATTTTGTGGAGTCGATAGTCTTAATGAAGTTAATAACCCAGATGAATTTGTATTTTTAGACACAGTATCTTCAGATCACAATCAAGGGGATGTTGTAGAAAACCTCAGCAACTTATTTTTAAAAAAATTCTTTGAAGACTTTAAATATCAATATACCCCAGGATTTGAAAATGTAAAGATTAATACTGAAATTAATGTTTCAAACTTAACACAATACGCAAAAGATTTTTATAAGTCAAAAGGTACAGATAGTTCATTTAGAATTCTTTTTGATATTCTATTTGGGGTTGATATTTCTATTACGAAACCAGCAACTCAACTGTTTACACCTTCTGATGGACAATGGGTTGAAAACAAATTCTTGATTGTTGAGGATTTAACTGGCGATATTCGTAAAATAAGTAAAGGAGTCACTTTAAAACAAAATCCTAAAGATGGGAACAATGGTGCAGAAGGAATTGTTTATTTCTTTACTGATGTTCCAAGATCAATTAATGGAAAGTTTTATAGTAGATTAGGATTTGACTTAGAAACTTTATCGGGAACATTTACAAATACAGCTGTAACAAAAGCAGTTTTAGAATCTCCAATAAATTCAACATCAATTACTGTTGACTCTACAGTAGGATTTTCTGATAGTGGAAAACTCTATATTAAAACTTCTAAAGGGTTAGAGAGTTTTACTTATTCATCAAAAACTAATAATCAATTTATAGGATGTATTGGTTTAGGATCTACATCATCACTTGGAGAATCTCTAGGACATGGAGAGGAAATCTATGATGATAATTTACTTTATGGTACAATAGAAGACAAAACAAAATATTTTGCAGTTTCAAATATAGTATCAGATATAAAAAATCCAAATACAAGATATTTAAATCCAGATGACAAAATAAATATCAAGTCTTTTGGATACATCAACTCTGTTGATCCAATTTTCACAACTTGGATATACAACATCGCTAAAAAATATGAGATAACTTCATACAATATTTTATCTTCAAATCAATGTGAGTTTAAACTCAATAATTATATTAATCTTTATAAGAAGGATAAAGTTATTGTAAATGTTAAAAAACCAGGCACTACAGAAATTGAAACTATTGAGGGGAGTGTAACTTCTATTTCGGATGGAGTTATTGTAAATTTAGATAGTTCAGAGTTAAGTGGAATCTCTACAAGTAATATCTTTTTAAGAAAAAAAATTAAAAAAGCTTCTAGTTCAATTTATAGTGGCGTTGATGTATACGTTACTGAAGTACAAAATACTTATTTTGATGGAAATGATGTATATGTAGCATCTTCATGTCTTACAGATTCTCTAATTGAAACACAAGACAATTCAAAAATTTTCCAAAAAACGCATATTGATACCACTACGTTTACAATTTATCTGCCAAACCATAACTACTTTAGTGGAGAATTAGTAACATACGAGGTTGGTGATGGGGCAACGGTTCCTATTGATAATTTAGAAAACAAAAGAAAATATTTTATTAAAAAAATTGACGGTGATAGAATTTCTCTTTGTCTGAATCGTTCTGCTATATATAAAAATTCTGTTATTGAGATAACTTATTCCTCTACTACCGGCCAATTACATAAGTTAACTCCATCAACTCTATATGGAAAGAATTTAACATCACAAAATTTACTTAAAAAGTTTCCAGTTGTTCCTCAACCAGTGATTGTTGAAAATGAAGTACCTGGAGTCAATGGATCTATTGGAATATTTTTAAACGGAGTGGAAGCTCTTGATTCAAAATCTCCATATAACATTTACTATGGTAATATTGAAGAGATTGAAATTAAAAAATCTTTAAATGATATTAATGTCATTAATCCTCCCGTCTTAGTTATTGAAGATGAAAATGGATCTGGAATAGATGCTCATCTTAACGTCTCTGGTTCTATTAAAGAAGTTTTAATTGATAATAGGGGATTTAGATTTTTAGAAGATCCAAAAGCTAAGATTATTGGTGGTAATGGAAATGGAGCTTTATTAGATGCAAGAGTAACTCTTTATGATCAAGAGTATTTCTTAGATTTTTTCGCCACTTCAGTTGGTGTTAACACAATTTCCGATATTATCAGTTTTGAACAAAAACACAATTTAGTTCTTGGAGACTCAGTTTTATATTCTTCAAATTTTCAAACTTCTCCTGGAGTTCTTAGATCTGTAGGAGTAGGATCTACATCTGTTGGTATTGGTGTCACTTTAGCTGAAAATAGTCAATATTTTGTTGGAGTTGTGAGCGAAAGATCTATTAAACTTCATTATACAAATAATGATGCTATTTTGGGAATCAATACAGTAGATTTTACTTCTCATGGATCTGGAATTCAAAAGTTAGTTCTTAATGAACCAATTTCTGTTTTGGCAGATATCAGAATTGTTGATCCTGGAACAAACTATAGAAATAAAAAAATAAAAATTGATAGTAACAAATATCCACCAAATGATTATTTGGAAACGAGCACTATTAGAACTGGAGTTAACACTCACGAACATTATATTTTTGCCAAAAAACATAACTTTGAGACAGGAGATTTAATCGAATATTCTCAAATTGGATCAGGAACATCAATAGCTGGTATTTCTTCATCAGTTCAATATTACATTCTAAAAATTGATGATGATAGGTTTAGATTGACAGAATCTAAAATTTCTGTTGCAACAACATCATATTCTAATGATGTTGGTTTTACAACTTCATTTGAAACTTTAGATACAACTCAATTTTTAGATCAGGAAAAATATATTAAAATATCAACCGTTGGTGTAGGAACACACATTTTTAAATATCCAGATATCATTGCTGAAATATCTGGAATGACTGCGGCTGGTAGTACAACTTTATATCAAAGAGTAAAATGTTTTGGTAAAGCAGAAAGTGTATTCATATATGATGCAGGATCTTCATATGGATCTGAAGATATCTTTAATTATGAAAAACAACCTAATATTTGGATAAATTCTGGATCTGGAGCCAGAATTAATCCAATATTAAATGATGAAGGAAGATTGGTTGATTACGTCATCAAAAAAGGTGGATCAAACTATGTGGGAACTCCAGAAGTAATTGTATCGGGTATCGGATCTGGCGCTGTTTTAAAACCAACTTTACAGGACGGAGTGATTACATCTTTACAAATTGTAGACTCTGGAATTGGATATGTTAGAGGAAATACTACGATTACAGTGGTTCCTGTTGGAGCTGCTAGTTCCACATCAATATCCTTTAGAACAAAAATAAAATCGTGGAATGTAAATTCATTTGAATTAAACAAAAAACAACTTACATCTTCTGATGATGGAGTTATTTTAGAATCCTTAAATCAAAATTATGGAAATAGGTATATTAATTACACAGTATCTAGAAACTTAAGAGAAAAATTGGGTGACAACATTGAAAAAACTGATAATGGTTATCAGGAAGTTGAATCACCTAATCACTCTCCAATTTTAGGTTGGGCGTATGATGGGAATCCAATTTATGGCCCATATGGATATTCATCTCCAACTAGTGCATTTGAAGTTAAAAGAATGGAATCTGGATATATATCAGTTTTAAAACAAAACAGGCCTCCAATAAGTGAATTTCCACTTGGATTTTTTAATAATGATTATGAATTCGTAAACTCGGGCGATCTTGATGAGTGTAATGGCAAGTTTGGCATCACTCCAGAATTTCCAAAAGGAACTTATGCGTATTTTTGTCCGATATCATCTCTCAATGGATCAGGAGCATACGAAAACAGTAGAGAACCAGTTTATCCATATATTATAGGCAGCAAATTTAAAAATTTTGTTGATACAAGTAATTTTAAAAATTCTTGGGATCAAAACTTGTTAGAATCCAAAGATACTGATTTAACTAAAAATTTAACCCCCTATGATTCAAATAATTATGAGTTTTTAGATTTAACTACGTCACCTAAAGAAGAAATTTTTAATGTTAAGAGTATAGTAGTTTCAGGAAATAAAGTTGACACAATTAAAGTCATTACTCCAGGAACAAATTATAAAGTAAATGAATTTATAAAATTTGACGATACAAACACTGGGGGAAGTGGGTGTGAAGCATACGTTTCTTCAATTGTAGGTAAATCAATAACTTCAGTAGTAGGAGTTAATACATTTTTCTATAATGTCAAGTTTGATTATAAAGGAGCTACTGTTACTGGAATTACCTCTATTCCGCATAATTTATCGACGGGAGATGTCATAAGAATAAATTCTATTCGTTCTGATGACGAGATTCCAGAAAATGACACTACAGATTCCGCATACTTTAAACAAATTATAGGATCTCATTATATTTCAGTACCAAAGATAACCTCAGGTATTTCAACTAATGTACCAAGTTATTCTGGTTTTACTGGATTAACAACATTCATAGAACTAACTGCCGTAAATTTGAACAAGAGTTTCAAGGTTAATGATGTTGTAGGAATCAAATCAGAATCAATGTTGGTGTTGAATGTTGATCAAATTAATAATAGATTAAGAGTTTTGAGAGGTTATGATCCTAAAAATCCAGGTTCACCTGCTTCCTCAGGAATTGCGATTACAACTGGAGATATTCTTGAAGTTGAACAAACCGAGTTTAGTTTTGATCTACCAACGATTCTTTTTAACAAAACAATATTAAATAAGAGATCTTTATTCTTTGATCCAGAAGATTCTGTAGGTTTAGGCACCACTGGCATTTATGTTAACTATAGTGTTGGAATAGGTAGTACTTCTAATCAGAGAAGAAGATTCTTAAAAGAACAAAGGATTTATTTACCAAATCACGGATTAGCCACTGGTGACAAGCTTTTATACAACTCTGGTGCAGGAATTGCTGTGAGTGTTTCTAACAGTATTAATCTTAATGAGGTGGTTTCTTTAGCGTCAACTGTGTTTGTGATCGAAAAAGGAATAGATCATATTGGATTGAGTACAACTAGAGTCGGATTGGCAGCCACTGGTGCCGGATTGTACTTTGTCACGGGTGGTAGTGGTGCAAAACACCAATTTATAACTAACTTTGGAGAAAGTCTCATAGGAGATATTCAAAGAACTTATGCAACTGTTTCTTTGGGAGAAACTCACGGATTAACTGAAAATGATGAGGTAACATTAAACGTTATCCCGAATGAAACAATAACTAAAGTTGTCAAGTTTGATTCAATTAATCAAAACTTAATTGTTGGCATAAACACTATAAGTTCTTCTGAAATTACCACTGGATCTTCAGGTTCATCTTTCATGATAAGAAATCATGGTTTATCAAATGGAAGTAAGATTGTTTACCAATCAAATTCTCCAGCTTTACCACTCGTTAATAATAGAGAATATTATATCATAAAAATTGATGAAGATAAAATTAGACTGTCCGATACATTGTTTGGATCAACAAATTCCTATGAATTTATTAAATTGACAACAACTGGATCTGGAATCCATACAATGTCATATATTAATCCAAAAATTGATGTTGTAAAAGGAAATATTTTAAAATTTGATTTATCGGATCCTTCATTAAGTAACTATGAGTTTAAATTCTATGAAGATAAAGATTTTAAAAATCAATTTGTAGGAAGTGGAAAGTATTTCGAAAATTCCAAATTTGAAATAGAAACTTCTGAATCTTATATTGCCTTGGATACAAATCTGGTAGAGAAGGGGTTATATTATTCAATAAACTTAAAAGATAAGACTATATCTTCAGACGTAGCTGAGTTTTATCCAGATACTGAGGTTTCAAACTATTCTAAGATAGTACTATCAAACTCTAAGTTCAATCTAACTGGATTAGCTTTTGATACCAATCATGCATCATCTCAGTTTAATATTGCAGTTTTACCACAAAACGACTTTGAAACAGTATCCTATAGTTCAACAAATACCTCATTATTAAATTATACCACAAGTTCGGAAACAGATATAGGCCCAATCGATAAGATTGATGTTTCATTTGGAGGTGTTGGATATTTAAGACTACCAACAATTGACTTAATTGATACTGAATATGGATATGGAGCACAACTTTCTGTAGAGTCAAATAAAATTGGAGCTATAAATCGTTATGAAGTCTATAAACCAACTTTTGAAATTCCTTCAGATTATACTGTAAAACCAATTTTAGAATTCCCAATCAGTCTTCGAATTATAGATAATTATAAACTAGATTCAATTGGAATTGAAACTGGTGGAAGAGGTTATTATGATCCTCCGACTCTTATCGCTTTAAACAAAAATAAGAAAGAAATATCTGGATTAGTATTTGAAACTAAATTAACTGCACAATCAGTCTCTGAAGTTACAATTATTCAAAATAGAAATGATCTGTCAAGAGACATTTCAATTATTCCTATAGATAATGGAAATGGATTTATTGTTGAGTTAGCTGAGTTTAACAGCGGAACAGACACTGCAACTTTAACTTTAGATCTTAATCTAAGCTCTGAACAAATTGCTAATCAAATAAAAGTTGGAGATGAAATATTTGTTGAAGGCATTGAATCTTCATCGGGTATTGCTACCTATAATTCATCATTAAATGATTATAAAAACTTCTCGGTAGTTGGAGTAAGCAGTGCTGCTAAAACAATCAGTTATCTAATCACAGGTACAGATCCAGGAGATTTTAATGAAGATAAGTCTAATGGATTTGTCATCCTAAAAAATGATCTTGCTAGATTTACTCCAAACTATGTTTTAGGCGATTTTACCAATGGAGAAATTATTACAATCACAAAACCAAATGGGCAAAAAGAAGATTTCATTTGCACTTCAGACAATGGTTGGGATGGTAAAGTTTTAAAGGTTAGATATCTGAATCAATTCTCCGAATTTGTAATTGAACCAGGAGACTCTGTATTTGGTAATTTGTCTCTGCAAAGAGGGATTATAGATATAATAAACACATCAACTGCAGATGCTGTAGTCAATTCATCATATGTAAATAGTATAGGTTGGGAAAAAGATTATGGTAAATTGAGTGTATCAAATCAAAAATTATCAGATAATGTTTATTATCAAAAGATGTCATATGACATTAAGACATCTCTTTCTCCAACTGAATGGAAATCAACAGTAGATTCTTTAAATCATACATCAGGATTTAAGTCTTTCGGAAGCGTTATCATCGTATCAGAACCTAAGGTATAACAAATGGCAAGTCTAGGAATAGGAACTTCAAAGCTAAAACCAAAAGTAGCTGAATCTGACGCCGAAATTAGAATTAAACTACTTAGTGATTTTAGTTTTTACACTAGACCAAATTTTGAATTAGTTACCGAAGAAGTAAACTCTCAAAAGAAAAGTATTTTAATTAATTTTCAAGGAAGAGATCTTCAAGATTTTATTGAATTTAGAACAAATTTAGTCTTGCCTATAGACAATATATCTTCACAGTTTACTGGAATTGGAAGTTTGTCTCAGGGAGATTCCATACTTGGCGTTTCTACGTTTACTGCAAACTATAATTCTACACCAATATTTAAAAAATCCTTTTTAAATACAGACATACAATCTGAATCGGGAGAACAGTTATTATTTAAAAAAATCAATCATGATTTTTCTACTGGAGAAAGAATATCATATGAATATGATGGATCTCCGATTGAAATTCAGTCTGTTACTATTCCTGGAGTTGGAACTACTACGATATTACCATCCTCAGTTTATGCAATAAAGAGCACCAGATCATTTTTAAAAATAGCTTCAACTGAAGAAAATGCTTATGCTGGTATTGGATTAACTTTTTCTACCGTTGGATCTGGTACAACTCATTATTTTTCTTGCACAAATGCTAATACTAGAACTCTAATTCTTATTGATGGATTGGTTCAATCACCTCTTTTTAGAAAGGGAATCACCCTAGGATTAGGGACTACTTCATTAGGAATCTCAACAACAATTGTTCCAGTTTCAGGAATTTCATCTGTATTTTTAGATGACTTTATCTCAATTGATGATGAAATAATGAAGGTGACTTTAGTAAGTCAAGCAACTACTTCAATCACTGTTGAAAGAGGTAGTATGGGTACAGTTGCAACTGCTCATACTGGTGGAAGTTTAGTTGAATTATATAAAGGTAATTACAATATCGTCGAAGAAAACATTCATTTTGCTACACCACCATTCAAAGGATCAAGTTTTTCTGGAAGAGTTTTTTACAAAACAAAGTATGATAAAAATGTAGTTTTTGATGATATATCAGATCAATTTGTTGGAATTGCTAAAACTTTTAATTTAAAATCAAATTATGTGAACTATGGAATGAGCACTTCTACAGTGACTGGTAATGCCTATGGCATTTTATCATTGAATGGAATGTTTCAAAAACCAGTGATTGATTATGATATCGTAGCTAACACTGGAATTACAACACTAACGTTCAGCGGAAATACTGAATATGATTTACCAAAATCAGGAAAAATTTTAAATTTCAGTTATGATCCAGGTTCAAAATATCAATCGCAAGTTGCAGCTGCTGCAACCGTAACCGTTAGTGCTGCTGGATTAATAACAGGCATCACATTAAGAGGAACTGGAGGAGGATACTTAACATCTCCAGATGTCAATATTGCATCAACTGTGGGTTCTGGAGCATCTATCGTAGCTTTAGTTGGAACTGGCAATTCTGTTGGATTTGTTACTGGATTTACGATTACAAACGCTGGTAGTGGTTATACTACCACTTCAGTTCCAAACGTTATTGTAGATCCCCCATATGGATACACTAATCTACCATTAGTTTATGTTAGTGGATCAAATAGTGGGCAAGAAGCAAAAGTAAGTATTTCTGTAGGGGCTGGAGGTTCAATTATATCTCTTGATCTTGATAATATTGGATTTGGATATAAAAAGGGTGATATATTAAGTGTAAGTGGAATTGGAACTCTCGCAGGATCAACTAAATTTACGATAACAGTTGATAATACGTATTCGGATAATTTTAATTTCTATTCTTTTGGACAACTCAAAAGAACTGGAATCGGAGCAACACCTGATGGATTTACAAGAGTGTTTAATATTGTTGATTTGGACACTAATCAACCAATAGGATTTGAAGTCAATAAATCTGATGCAAGATTTAAAATAGAAAATAACGTTTTAGTTCTAGTAAACGGAATCATACAAAAACCAACCATTGACTATAAAATAATCAATAACTTCCTTGTATTATCTGAAGCTCCAAATCAATATCAATCTTTGCATGTTTACATTTACTATGCTTCCGATTTAGATGCAATTCAAAGAACAGTATTAGAAACTGTTAAAGCTGGAGATATTGTAAAAATTAAAGGTAGGACTTCTAAGGAAGTTGATCAAGAACCAAGAGGCGTATATAGAATTGAAAATAAAAATACAGTGAGAACTGCAACATATGATGGACTTGGAATAAATCCCGATCCAGAAGCTTATAGAAAATTAGATTGGACAAAACAAACTAGAGACGCTATCATTGCAAATAGAAAAATTTATAAAACAAGAAAATCTCTTCTGACATCATTTAAACCAACCTCAAGTATTATAGTAGGTATTAGTACTACATCAACAGAGATATATGTTGAAAGTGTTGGTTTATTTGATGAAGATAATATTGCAGAATCTCAACTTCAAGTAGAAGTTGTTAAAGATATTCCAAGAGATGTTGCACAGTTATCATCTATTGTTTCATTAGGTGGAACAGTGTCTACGATTTTAATTGAAAATAGTGGAAGTGGTTATTCTCAATTAAACCCCCCAGAGGTTACAATATCTAGAAGAGAAATTGAAGAAGGAGTTGAATTTGAAACTTTTCAAAAAATAGGAACATCATCATCAATTTCATATTATGACAGCCATTCTGATGATAATAAAATTGTTTCAGTTGGATCTTCATTAAATATCAGATATACAACCAACTTAGTTTCCTTTACTTCATCAAGTATAGGATCATCTACAACGTCGTTAAAATCTGTATCTTATGGCAACTCTATTTGGATTGTTGGTGGAACAGAAGGATATATTTCAACAAGTACAAATTTAAGTTCTTGGAATTCTTTAGGGATATCAAGTATTGATAATAGTTCTATTTTAAACCCTGTTGTTCCGTATAGTTTTACTGGATCATTAAACTCTATAACATATTCTTCGGAAGATACTCATTTTGTTGGAGTTGGATCATTTGGAAATGTTTTTACATATCAAGTCTCCGACGAAACACAAATCTCTATTCTTGGAAACAATCTTGTTAAAAGAGATACTAATACAACTGAGTCTATAAACAAAGTTATTGTCAATCAAGTTTATGATGTTGGTGAAAATTTAACTAAGACTCAATATGTTGCTGTTGGCAACTCATCAATGATTTTAACGTCAGCATATTCAATTAATCAGGAGTTGTTAAGTAATCCTCCAGGTATATTTTGGCAAACTATACACCTATCGACTTTATCTGGAGAAAACTTAAATGGAATTGTTCACACAGGCATTTCAACCATACCATTTATTGTTGTTGGTGATAATGGGTTAATCTTAACTTTCCCAAATAATCGTTTGAATGATGGAAGTTATTACAAAATAACTCCCGCTCCAACTTCAGAGGACTTGAAATCTGTTGTTTATGATGATAATTCAGAAACTGCTATAATTGTTGGAACTTCAGGATCAATTTTCATATCACCAAAATCCAGTGAATTTAAAACTTGGACTGCAGTTTCTTCTGGATCAACAACTAATCTAAATGATATTGAATATTTCAATGTAAAAGATACTTATTTAATTGTTGGCGACAATGAATCTTTAGTCAATAAAAAAGAAAAAATTGGTGCAGCTGCTACAGCTATTGTAACATCTGATGGAACAATTTCTTCTATTGTAATTTCTGATGGAGGTAGAAATTATGATTCTACTTCTTCTCCATCAGTTTTTATTGATCCTCCACGATTTGAGGTTGAAAGGTTCAAGTCTTGTAAGCTTTTAGGTGATTATGGAAGAATAACTGGAGTAACGACAACATCTGGGATATCTACTATAACTCCTGCACTAAAGTTCTCATTATTGATTGATAGTGGATTGACAACTTCAAGAACAGGAATTTCTACAGGAGATTATTTTGTAACATATAACACTAACGTTGGATCAGGCGTTACTTCAATTTTATCAACTGGATCAACAATTGGAATCACAACTACTTTCATTGATTGTGTGTTTAGAGCTGATGAAGTTAATACTGATGGAATTTCGGGAGTCGTTACAGTTACATCAAATGTAAAATCTGTAAATGGGCTAACAAGTATTGCAACTACATATTATAGTTATGGAGATTATTCTTGGGGTAAGATATATGATTTTGATGAAAGAGTTAATCCAATTGCAATAAATGCTGAAAATCTAAATGGATCAGCTGGTTTAACAACTTCCCCTAAAGTCATAAGAGTTACTTCAATTGGAACCACAATCGTGCCTTTAGAAGCATAAAACAAGTTATAAATAAATAAAAAACTCTAAAATGTCTGCAATTATTACTGATCAATTTAGAATATTAAATGCTTCTACTTTTATTGATAACTTTGTAGGAGCAGCTAGCACGCAAAATATTTTTTATACTTTTATTGGATTATCAAACCCAACCAACACATATAGTGGAGGTATTCCAAATTGGAATGATAATCCTCCTCCACCACTTGATAATTTTTATGAAGAAAATACTTATAGGCCAACTATTCTTTCATTAAAAAAGGTTAACTCTGGAGATGTAACTAGAGTTATTAGAAAAGTAAAATGGGAGTCTGGACGTACATATGAAATGTACAAACCTGACTATAGTATCGACAAAAAATCACCAATCACTGATGCATCTTCAGTTTATGACTGTGATTATATCGTAATCAATTCAAATTATAAAGTTTATATTTGTTTAAACAATGGGCAAAATCCAGAAAACCCTTCTGGACAACCTTCAGTTGATGAACCAGATTTTACGGATCTTGATCCAAGATCCGCAGGTATAAGTGGAGATGGATATATCTGGAAATATCTTTATACTTTAAGTCCCCAAGAAATTATTAAATTTGATTCAGTCAACTACATTCCAGTTCCAGATAATTGGGGAGAAAGTGGTGAATCATTATCAATTAAAAATAATGCAGTCCTTGGAGAAGTTCAAATTGCGTTAATAAATCGAGCTGGAATTGGATATCCAAGTAACACAACCTGGACTAATGTTCCTATTCTTGGGGATGGATATGGTGGAAAAGCGACAATCACCGTAGATAGTTCAGGTAAGGTATCAAGCGTAACAATTACAAATCCAGGATCAAAATACACAATTGCAAATATTCAATTTGAACCAGGAGCTCCTGGTTCAGAGGAAGGAGGCCCTCTAAATGGATTAGTTAACGTTGGTGTTGGGACAAGTGCAATTGCTAACTTTGAAGTTATAACTTCGCCCAAGGGTGGCCACGGATATGACATTTATAGAGAAACTGGAGCTTACCGAGTGATGGTTTTTTCCAATTTCTCAAACTCAGTTGATAACCCAGATTTTTTAACAGGAAATGATTTTTCCAGAATTGGAATTATCAAAAATCCAACTACTTATGGTTCACAAACAACACTTCAAACTCAATCAGTAGTAAGTGGAGTGGGTGGAATTAAGTTCTCTGGTGCTGGCACTACAACAACTAACTATGCTGGTGACGATTTAATTTCTCAAACTGTTGGAGTTGGATCTACAGCTTATGGATACGTTGTTTCTTATGACAAGATAACTGGAGTTTTAAAGTATTACCAACCTATTGGATTAGCTTCTTCAACTTATGGGTATAACATCTATAGATTCACTGGAACCCCTGGAGTAGGTGGAACGACTGTTATCAATGGGGCTCTTACTGGAAGTGATCTTTTTATAGATACGACTTTTACTGCTACTCAAACTCAAATAAATAATAGGACATATAAACTTGGATTGAGTTTTGTAAATGGAGTTGCAAATCCAGAAATAGATCCTATTTCTGGTGACGTTCTTTATGTGGATAATAGAGTTGCGATTCCAAGATCAGCCACTCAAACCGAAGACATCAGAATTGTAGTAGAGTTCTAAAACCATGGCACAAAAGACAAATTTAAATATTTCTCCATATTTTGATGATTTTAATGAGGATAAAAATTATAAGAGAGTTTTATTTAAGCCAGGAACTACAGTTCAAGCAAGAGAACTAACAACTTTACAAACTCAACTTCAATATCAGATTGAGCAGTTTGGTGAGCACTTCTTTAACAATGGCGATAAAGTAATCCCAGGAAACACTGCATATATCGGACAGTATGACTGTGTATTGATTGACTCTACTTTTGGTGGTATTGATGTAAGCACATATCTTTCAAAACTAGTTGGAAGAAAAATTAGAGGAAAAAGATCAGGAATCACCGCCAAAGTTAGGAATTATGTAGTTGCGATTGATTCAGATATCCAAATCAATACAATTTATGTCAAGTATCTTTCTCCATCTACCATTGATAATAATACTAAAGAATTTTTAGATGATGAGGATCTAATACTTGATGATGGTGATGATTTAGTAGCAGGAACAAATACCTTTAAAGCCGGTACTTCATTTGCAAATACCATTACATTAAACTCATCAAGAACAGGAACAGCAGCTTCAATTGATGAGGGTGTATATTTTATTCGTGGATTCTTTGTAAAAGTCCCAAGAAATACAATCATATTAGATCAGTATTCTACAAAATCAAGTTACAGAGTTGGACTACTCATTGATGAAAATGTAGTAACACCTTATGATGATCCAACTTTATTTGATAACGCCTCAGGTTTTTCAAACTTCTCGGCTCCTGGCGCAGATAGACTTCAAATAACAACAACTTTTGTTAAAAAGTCATTAGATGCATTCAATGATGAAAACTTCATTGAATTGTTTAGAGTTAAAGATGGAAGAGTTATTCAAACCATAACACCTAAAAAAATTCAAGTTGACGATCAAATTCGTGACGAGATCGCAAGGAGAACGTATGATACGTCTGGCGATTATGTCGTTAATCCATTTACAGTCAAAGTAAGAGATTCTGTTGATGACTATGTAGATAGAGATGGATTATACACTGAAGGTCAAAAAACTGCAGAAGGAAATACTCCAACGGACAGTCTCTTAGTTTACCAAGTTTCAAAAGGAAAGGCATATATTCAGGGGTATGAGGTTAACAAAACTACTCAGTCATATCTTGATGCGGAAAAACCAAGGACTAAGAAAGAAATTGCACCAGAATACTTCCCATTCAATATGGGTAATGTTTTAAAACTCAATAGAGTTTATGGATCTCCTAGAATTGGTTTGGGATTAACTTCTTATGTTTCTTTTAGAGACACTAGAGTTCACACATCTGGCATTACGACAGGTAGTGAAATTGGTAATGCAAGAGTTTATGACATCCAACTAACGCCTGATATGGTGGCTTATGGAGCAGGGCCAAATGGTGCAATATCTGGAGATGCTACTACTTTCAATCTCTTCTTATTTGATATTCACACTTACACAAAGTTAAAATTAACCTCAAACATTGATGTGCAAATTCCAGCTCTAATTGAAGGAAAGAGTAGTGGAGCAAGAGGATATTTAACTTCTACCGTTTCAAATAACAAAAATTTAACTCTGTCTAGTTTAACGGGACAATTTATCAAAGATGAACAAATTATCATCGACGGAATCGAGTTTGGACATCAGATTTCTAAAATTTTTGATTATAGAATTCAAGACATCTCCTCAGTAGAAGCAAAGACTGGAGCTGGAGTAACAATCTTTACTGCAGATGCTGTTTTATCAAATTCAATAGCCATTGATGATGTATCTTCAACATTTAGTATTGGAGATGCACTATCTGGAATTACGACAATTACTGCATCTAAAGCTAGATTTACTTCAGATCGTGTAAACGAAGGAGATATCATCAGTTATCAGTTTGGTGGAAATCTATATTACAACCAAGTTGTAGATATCAATGATGCTTTAAGTATCAGAGTCAGGCCTGTGCAAAGTGTCAGTCAAGTAAACATTGGATCGGTTTTAAACAATACCACTGTTAATAATATTAAAGTAGTCTATACAAATCTTGGTGATAGAAACAAGGCAGATTTATTATCTCCTCTACCAAATCCATTCGTATCTACAGTTAGTTTTGATCCAATTGATCCTCCAGAAATAATTGTAAGAGAGCAGTTTGACATTACAATTTCAGGGGGAACTGGTTCAGTATCTGTAACTGGAGATAAAGAGTTTGTTGATTTTTCTTCTAATGACTATCTTCTCTATGATGAGGATAGTGGAGTTGTAGAAAATATCACACAATCAAAGTTTTCTCTCAATGCAACTAGAAAAACCTTAACATTAAGTGGAATTACTAGTGTTACTGGAGTATCGAGATTAAACGCAACATTACAGATAACTGATGTAAATGCAAAAATTAAAAAACTTACTAAGTGTTCAGTATTAACAATCTCTAATACTGGAAAGAAAACTGCATATAATGGATTGTCAGTAAATGGAACTTTTGGATTAAGAGTTGAAGATGATACAATCTCACTCAATAAGCCAGATTGCCTTAGAATTCGTGCAATCTATCAATCATCATCAGATGCAGATCCTACTCTGCCAACACTAACTCTTACTAATGTCTCTGCTTCTATATCTGATAATGGTATTGTTGGAGAAACTGTTCTTGGCAACACAAGTGGCGCAGTTGGAGTTTTAATTCGTAATACTGATTCAACAACAATTAATGTTATTAGGTCAAATAAAATTTCATTTAAAGTTGGAGAAACAATTACATTTAAAAATTCAAAGATTGTCGCTAATGTTTCATCATTTACTGTAGGTGATACTAATATTGTTGCACAATATAACTTTGATAGTGGACAAAGAGATGATTATTGTGATTTTGGTAGAATTATAAGAAAAGAAAAATCTAAAGTTCCAAATAGAAGACTTACAGTTGTTTTTGATTATTATACTATTGACTCTACGGTTCCTGGAGACTTTGTATGTGTCAACAGTTATGGTGAAGAAAATTATAGAGAAAATCTACCTGTTTTTGGTGGAAAGAGATTATCAGATTTCTTAGACTTTAGGCCTAGAGTAAAAGATTATAATACTTCAAGTTCATATTCTCCTTTCCAATACGAAGCAAGAAACTTTGATATTGATGCAAACCAGAATCCATACGTTATGGCATCTGGCAAATCAATTAAATTGGGATTTAGTTACTACTTAGGTAGAGTTGATAAAATTGTTGTAGATAAAAATGGCAAGTTCTCTGTAATTCAAGGGCCTCCATCAGAATTTCAAATTGTTCCACAAACACCAGTCGGAACAATGCATATCGCAACGGCATTCTTACCACCATATCTATTTGACAGAGATGAAGCAAGAGTAACATTTCCATCATATAGAAGATATACGATGGATGATATTTCAAGATTAGAGGACAGAATCAAGAATCTTGAATACTACACTCAACTATCTCTTCTTGAGATGGATACTTCCAAATTGACGATTAAAGATGAAACAACTGGATTAGATAGATTTAAGTCTGGATTCTTTGTAGATAATTTTAAGTCTCACGCTGCTCACGATCTTAGACTATTCAGAGCTTCCATAGATATGGAAGATGGGTGCTGCAGGCCATCTCATTTTACAACTGGAATTGATCTTGCCTTAGGTATTGAACTTGATGAAGATCCTAATGAAGATGCAAAAAATATTGATGGCGTAGTTTCTCCAAATATTAGAAAAACTGGAGATCTAATTACCCTAGATTATGCAGAAGTTGAAGCTCTGGAGTCTGTATTTGCAACTAAGTCAATCAGGATCAACCCGTTTGACGTTGAAAATTGGATTGGAAAAGTCAAGTTAAGTCCAGAAAGTGATATTTGGATTGATGAGAGAAATGTGGAAGCAACGGTAGAGGATCTCAAAGGTGACTACTCTACAATGATCGATATCTTCCAAAAAGATCCTCTTCCTGGATTTGTTCCAATTGATTGGAAATCTTGGGTTATGTATCATACTGGAATTCCAAATGAAAATGCTGGAAAAAATAATCTTAAAGGGCTTGATGCTTCAAGATTAACATCTGGTGTGGTTGATGTTGGTAGAGATACAGCACAAGATAGATACGCATTCAACTCATCTGAGACGAGATCTGGAGTTCAATATAAGTCATCACCAGCAACTTATAAAGAATCAAAAGCTAAGAAGTTTATCAATAAGAATATCATCACCTACATGAGAAGTAGGAATGTTGAGTTCAATGCAACGAGACTTAAGCCCAGAACAGAATTCTTTATATTCTTTGATGGTAAAAATGTAACCAAATATTGTGTTCCAAAATTCATTGAAATTGAAATGCTCAATGGAACATTTGAAGTTGGTGAGTCGGTTTATGGACAAGCTGCTGACAATGAAAAAGATCAAATTGTTGAGAATGATCCATCAATCAGATTTAGACTAGCTCATCCAAGACATAAAGAAGGATTATATTATGATCCAGATGAACTCTACACTTACGCACCATATGATACTCAAGGTAAAATTGGAGACTTCCCTGGAGGAAATAATATTTCTAAATATACCTCAACATCAACTCTATTGAACGTTGACACATCTGCCTTAGGGCTTGCATCTGAAACTAGATTCAATGGATTTATTGAATCTGGAATGATTCTACTCGGACAAAATAGTCAATCTAGAGCAAGAATCAAGAGAGTTAGATTTATTACTGATATCTTTGGAGATTTAATTGGATCATTCTATATTCCAAAATGGAAGAAAGGATCTGGAGTTCCTAGATTTACAAGTGGAGCAAAATCGTTCATCATAATGAACAGTTCTTCTTCCAACGTTGTAGACATCAATAATAGAAGTGCACGAAACATCAGTATTGCAGAAACTATATTTGAAAGTACTGGAACAGTAGACACAACTCAAAGTGCTGTTGTAAGTGTTAGAAATGGAGTTTTTGAAAAGACAAGCTTAAAAGATGATCTGGTAATTTCATCTAAAGATGAAAGAGACAAAAATCAAGAGTCAATGCTTACAAAGCAACCAGAACCACTATTCCAAACTTTTAAGGTTATTGAAAGAGGTGGAATTTTTGCAACTTCAATTGATTTGTTCTTTAAAGCAAAACCAACTAAAAAGTCGGAAAGAAAAGATGCTGATGTTAAGAGTGGAGCAGATGATTTAGCAACTGCAATCAACACTCCAGTAACTATTCAAATTAGAACGACTGAAAATGGATATCCAACTAGAATTGTGCTTCCCTTCTCAGAAGTTCAAAAGAGGCCGGATTCAATTGATACCTCTGATAATGCTACTGTAGCGACTCGTTTTACATTCCCATCACCAGTTTATCTCCAAGGAAATGGAACTCAGTATGCAATAACTTTAATTACATCAGATGACTCATATGAAGTTTTTGTATCACAAGATGGGCAAAGAGACATTCGTGAGTCTCTCACTTATATCACAAAAATTGTGCCTAGAAAGAAAACAATAAAACTTGAGAAGAAGACTCCAAAACTGAAGCCTGGATTCCAAAATAAAGATTCGAAGAAATCGAAGAAAAAGAGAAAGGACAAAGGAACTGGAAAAGATCTTACTCCAATAGAATTTGAAACTGAAATAATTACTAAGGAGATTACAGAAAATGTTACTGTAACTGAAGTTGTTGACAATAGAACAATTGTTATCAGTTCAAGACAACCACAGATTATAAGTCTGTTTAGATCTTCATTGGGATCATTACCAACTCCAAGTCAATCTGAAGATTTGAAGTTTAAACTATACAAAGCTCAGTTTACATTTGACAATGGTGTTGCTAAGTTTTACAATAGTAATTTAGATTATGAATCTTTAAATCAAGATATTCTCTCCGAAAATCCATTACTGATGTTGTCTAGACAATCATTGTTTGTCTTTAGTTCTCCTTTGACTAATACTGGAATTTTGACAACTAACTCTAGAATTATTCAAGATACCACAAACGCAACTGGTAGAATTGTACTGATTAATGGAGCTGTTGGAGTAGGAACAACTTCTCTCACTTATTTGAATACTGGAATTGGATTAACTCCTGCGGTTGGAGTTCACACTTATTCTAATGTAACACTTAAACAAATTTCCAGAAGATTAGAAGATACCGAATACGAATCCAACAATATTGCATCTGGATTGAAGGCAAATATTGTGGTAACTAATGGGACAGTTTCATCTGTCAATGTAACAGTTGGAGGAACTGCATTTTCTGTTGGCGATACTGTTAATGCTTCAATCGGACTTGCAAATAAAGTTAACTTCTCCGTTGGTATTATTTCTGCAATCAATGCAATCTTGATTGAAGATATGCAAGGAGATTGGAACTCCTCAGACAAGATTTATCAATTATTGAATAATAATTCTAAAGGTGTTGGGATTGGAACAGAATTCAATCTGCTGAGTGATCCAGATGATACGACAGACATTGTTCGTCAGGGACGATACATTAGAGTAAATCATAAGAATCACGGAATGCACGCTAGAAACAACAGAGTTAATTTCAGGGGTATAAAACCAGATACTAGTGTTGTAACATTGACTTCTGAGATTGCAGCGGACACTACGGTGAACTTCCCAATCTCTAACATTACGTCTTTTGAAACTTTTGAAGGATTACCTGTATCAGTATCAAACCCTGGATATGCAATTGTTCCTGGAAGTGGTGAAATCATTAAGTACACTGGAGTTACAACAACTACAGCGCCTGCTGGCAACCTTACAGATATCTCTAGAGAAGAAAGAGATGGATACAATAAGAAAACTAAAGGCGTTAACTATAAAATTGGAACCAAACTTAGAAAGTATTCTATAGCTGGAATTTCTCTAAGAAGATTAAACACTGAACATGCATTTAGTAATGTTGATAATTCTTTAGATATTACCTTAGATAGTTACTACATCGAGGTTAATGTTGGTGCATCTTTTGTCAACTCTCGGGGTACAACAATTAATCTTGGTAAAAATAGGACATCATCAAACACAGCATTATATCTGAATGATGCTAAGAACGTTGGCGGTGATATGGTAGTTGCAACAAATAATATTCCATTTGAAGCGATCACTCCAGTTGTGGAGAGTTTTGTACCATCTGAAACCTCAATCAGTGCAAGATTGAGAACTATTTCTGGAACAAGTATCAATAATCCAAATTCAATATCATTTATTGATCAGGGATTTGATGATATTCAATTGAATGAAATTAATTTCTTCACGACACCAAGAGTAATTGCATCTATACCAAACCAAGATTTACATCTGAGAACTTTCCCTGGAAGAAGATCCTTAGAAATGCAACTTACTTTATCCACTGAGGATGAAGATCTATCACCAGTTATTGATCTAGAACGTGTATTTGCAATCACTACAACTAATAGAATTAATTCACCTTACAATGATGATGATCTAATATATGTAACTAAAAGAGGAATTAAAAAAGAAGTATTATTTGATCACGATTGTGTTTACGTTACTAAGATTGTACAACTTGAAAATCCAGCAACTTCACTACAAGTTCAATTATTAGGTTACAGGCCTTCTGGATCTAGAATTCGTGCTCAATTCAGATTGTTTAGAAATGATTCTCCATCCAGGAGACACGATTTCGTGAACTTCAATGCACATGGAAAACCAGATACTAATCCTGGAATATCTGCAACAAAAGATCCAGTTATTACCGATTATGATGACTATAAGTGGACATCAATTGGATTACCGTTGTTCAATTCTTTCCAGGTTAGAATTATTATGTCAACAATAAACCAAGCTCAACCTCCAAAGATAAAAGATTTAAGAGTCATTGCTCTTGCATAATATGGAAAAAAATTATATTAAAGTTGAAGGATATCCTGATTTGGTGAGGGATCCTTCAACTGGTGCCATCATTAATAATGATAAAAATGCATATCAAAATTATCTGGATTCTAGAGATAGAAAATTGAGAGAACTGGAAAGAATAGAAAATTTGGAAAAGGATATGAGTGAAATCAAATGCCTGATGCACAAAATTTTAGATAAACTATAAATAATATTAAATAAGACTTAAGTTTAATGTCTGCAAGAGTATCTAATATTGTAATAGAACAGGGTGCTAATTTTACTAATACCTATTTTGTAGAAGACTCGAATAACACACCATTAAATTTGACGGGTTATACTGGTGCTGCTCAATTAGCAAAACATCCTGCAAGTTCAACAAAAACATCATTTAGTATGACAATTACTGCAGCGACTGGATCAGTCGCTATCGCACTTACCTCAGGGGCAACTTCATCATTAAAACCTGGAAGATATGTCTATGATGTTTTATTGACTAGTGGATCTACAAAGACAAGAATTGTTGAAGGAACCGCTTTAGTCATAGCAGGAGTAACCACCTAATGACAAACATTAAAGTTCAACCACAAAATACATTAAAAGTAACTGTTGGCCCTACACCAGTAACTAAAGTAGTATCATCTCAAATAGGGGTTGCAGGTAACCTCTTGCGTAAGTTATTTGATGTGGATGATACTGGACTTCAAGATAATTTTGTGTTGCAATATGATGCAGCTAGTCAAAAATTTAAATTTGTAGATCCAGATCAGGTTCTCTCAGACTCTGTTCCTGGAGGAATACCAGGAGAGTTTATTAATGTATTGGATACAAATCTAGATAGAGTTGATAATATTGATTTTGATGGGGGCAATTTTTAAAAATTTATAAATAATAAAAGATAAAGTAACTAAAGTAGGATAGGGCATGGCTAATCCAACAATCAGATTTAAAAGAGGCACGCAAAGTGCTTTTTCTGCCGTAGGTTTGAATACTGGGGAACCAGCCTTTATTACTGATGAATACAATTTTTATATTGGTGTAGATGGAAACAGTTCAACTAATAAGTATTTTGGTAGCGCTAGATATTGGACTAAAGAAACCTCGTCTGCAGGTAGTGGTGTAAATCTTGTAGAAGGTACTAGTAACGGTACTCATTTTATTACCTTAGCATCACCAGCGTCTGTAGGTGCTGCTGTAACGTATTATTTTCCAGCAGCTAATGGTTCTGCATCTTCTGTATTAACTAATGATGGAAGTGGTAATTTAAGTTGGGGAAGTGGATCTGCTAATCCAATTTTTACTGGTATTGCTACATTTAATACTACATTAGTTGATATCAATAGTGATGTAGATATTTCTGGTATTACTACGATTAGTAATACCACAGACTCAACAACAAAAGATAATGGGGCTTTAGTTATTGAAGGTGGTGTAGGTATTGAGAAAAGTTTAAATGTTGGCGGTAACTTAAAGGTAACTGGTATCTCCACCTTTGTTGGTGCAGTAACCTTTGAGGGTGGTACAATCACTCTTGGTGATGCTAATACCGATAATGTAGTATTTAATGCTGATGTAAACTCAAGTATTTTACCAAATACTGATGCTACATTTGATATTGGTGATGCATCCGTTAGTAAGAGATGGAGAAACGCTAGCTTCTCAGGAATTGTAACTGCAACTACCTTTTCTGGTGCAGCAACTCAAGTCCAAACAGTTCAAAATTCTACAAACGCAACATTCTTTCTAACATTTGTAGATAGTGATAATGGATCTGCTACTGGAGAATCTGTCCACACTGATTCTGGCATCCATTACAACCCATCATCAAACACATTAACTGTTGGAAGTATAATTTTTGATGGTGGTGGCGGATCAATCACTGGTATTGCATCAACTGCAAAACAAGTAGAAACAGTTACTGCTGGCGATAATGCTGCATCATACTACCTAACATTTGTTGATAGTCACAATGCAACTGCTACTCCAGAGACAGTTTTTACAGACTCTTCAATTTACTATAATCCATCAACAAATACTTTAACAGTTGCTAACTTAACTGTTGACGGAACAACGACTCAAGTTAATACAACGTCAATTACTGTTGAAGATACATTAATTGAACTTGCAAAAGTCGATGGATCTGCACCATCTTCTGATGCCAATAAAGACATTGGTTTACTTCTCCATTATTATGATAGTGCAGCAAGACTGGGTGCAGTTTATTGGGATGACTCAGCATCAAGAATTGTTCTCGCTTCAAGAGTTGGAGAATCTTCTGGTGTATTGACGGTTGATTCTGGATATTATGCTGATGTTGAATTCAAAGGTTTATATATTACTGATACTGCTGGTTCTGCAGAGGCCGTGGTTTCTTATGCAACAATTGGTGGAGTCACAGGAAGACATCTGCAAAATATAATTGTAGATGGTGGTACTTTCTAAATAACTGATGGGGAGGGAAACCTCCCCTAATTTTTTGGAGAAAATTATGGATGATATCGACTTTAATATTTTTATTTCTGTTTATCAAAAAAAACTTAGCGAATCTGTAACTCAATCTATTGCTCTTGAAGCGAGAGTTATTAGTCTTTCCCAAAAGGTATCCACTTTGACTCAAGAAGTGGAGTCACTCAAGGCATTAAGATCGAGAAAGAAAACTGAAGATTTTTCATAAATATAGAAAAAAGTATCAATAATGGCAAAACCATCCTCTAGACAAGGGCTCATTGATTATTGTCTAAGGAGACTCGGAGCTCCAGTATTAGAAATCAACGTAGACGACGATCAGATTGATGATCTAGTAGATGACGCTCTGCAGTATTTCAACGAAAGACATTTTGATGGAGTAGAAAGAGTATATTTAAAACATAAAATTACTCAAGAGGAGGTTAATAGAGGGCAAGGAAGATCTATTAATCCTCCTGTTGGAATCATCACAAGCACTGGCACATCCACTGTTGGATTATCAACCACATTCGAATTTGAAGAGGATGGAAGTTTTCTTCAAATTCCAGATAGTGTCATTGGAGTTAATGGTATCTTTAAATTAGATACAAGTGGTTTATCTGTTGGCATGTTCAACGTTGCATATCAAATTTTCTTAAATGATGTTTATAACTTTACATCAATTGAACTCTTGACATATTCAATGACAAAACAGTATCTTGAAACAATTAACTGGCTTTTAAGTCCAGATAAAGCCATTCGTTTTAATAAAAGACAGGGAAGATTATATATTGATATGGACTGGACGAATGCAAGAGTTGATGAGTATATAATCATAGAATGTTATCGCATTTTAGATCCAAATGATTTTCCAAAAATATATAATGATTACTTTATTAAGTTATATTTGACAGCACTCATTAAAAAACAATGGGGGCAAAATTTAATCAAGTTTCAAGGAGTCAAACTTCCAGGTGGTGTTGAGTTAAATGGAAGACAAATTTATGACGATGCTATTCGTGAACTTGAAGAAATCAGACAAAGAATGAGCAGCGAATTTGAAACTCTACCATTGGATATGATTGGTTAATCTATGGCACTCAACCCCTTTTTCCTTCAAGGAAGCAAGTCAGAACAGAACTTAGTTCAACAGTTGATCAATGAACAACTGAGAATATATGGTGTTGAGATCATCTACATGCCAAGACAATATATCTCAAGTAAAGATATCATTCGAGAAAATATCCTTGCAAAATTTGATGATAATTTTGCACTTGAAGCCTATGTTTCAAATTATCAAGGTTTTGGTGGAGCTGGAGATATACTAACCAAGTTTGGAGTTCAAGCAAAAGATGAACTTAATCTAATCATTTCCAAAGAGAGATATGAAGATTTTATATCTCCATTCTTGATTGGAGACAATGATATTATTCTTGCCACAAGGCCTTGCGAGGGAGATTTACTTTATTTTCCACTTACAGATACAATCTATGAAATTAAATTTGTGGAACATGAAGTTGAGTTTTATCAACTCAATAAAGTTTATGTTTATGAGTTAAGATGTGAAGTCTTTGAATATGAAGATGAAGTCATTAACACTGGAGTGGAAGAAGTTGATGATAACTTCTTAAGTCGTGGATATTCAGTCAAACTCACTTTAGTTGGTATTGGATCTACTGCAACTGCAATTACTTCCCTACGAACTGGATCACTTACAGACATCTACATTAACAATAGTGGAATAAACTATACAAGTACTCCAATTATTGCTATCAGCACTTCTCCATCTGGAGGAAATGCAAGTGCAATTGGAATAATGTCAACCAGTGAAGGGACTGGAAAACTATATCTGAGTGATGTATTGATTACAAATCCTGGTTATGGATATACAGAAAATCCAATTGTAAGATTTATTGGTGGAGGTGGAACTGGAATTGCAGTAACATCTGGAATCAGTACATTTAATTCTGTTGGAATTATTACAATTACTTCTGGTGGCACTAGATATGTAAGCAATCCTACTGTAACTTTTGTTGGAAATGTTGGAACAGGGATGAGTGCAACAGCAAACGCATATGTTACCGCAGGAATTGTAACATCCATCATTCTAACAAACGCAGGATTTGGTTATACAATTGCTCCAACAATCGTGATTGGGCCACCAGCTGGAGTTGGTACTGGAAACTTTACTCCTCTAGAAACAGTTACTGGATATGCAAGTTCTGTTACAGCTCTTGTCAAGAATTGGGACTTCGATACAAAGATTCTTCACGTATCAAATGTCACTGGCAATTTCCAGATTGGAGAAGTTATTGTTGGATCTGCAAGCACATTGAAGTATCCTGGAATTGGATTTACTGGATCCTATGTTATCTCTGCAATTGATACTTCACACGATCTTGATAGTGAGTTTATAGATATATTCAGTCAGAATGAAGAATTTGAACAGGCTGGAGATTTAATCATAGATTTCCAACAAACAAATCCATTTGGAGAATATGGAAATATGGGAGATAGATTCTAATGTTAGGAAATTATTTTTATCACGAGGTATTAAGAAAAACTGTTATTGGATTTGGAACACTATTCAATAACATTAAAATTGTTCATAAGGATGAAAACGGTTCTGATGCAAGTATTATGAAAGTTCCCATTGCTTATGGCCCCATTCAAAAATTCTTAGCAAGAATTCAACAACAATCAGATCTTGGATCAAAACAGACGTTAACTCTCCCAAGACTTTCATTTGAAATGAAAGGTTTGCAATATGATCCGTCCAGAAAAACAACAATCGTTCAAACGTTTAAAACTACAAACGATGAAACTCCAATAAAAGTCTATATGCCTGTTCCATATAATGTTTCATTTGAATTGAACTTGATGACAAAACTTAATGAAGATGCTTTACAAATCATTGAACAAATTCTTCCATTTTTTCAACCATCATTAAATATTACAATAGATCTTGTTAGTTCTATTGGGGAACAAAAGGACATTCCAATTGTTTTGGAAGGTATTATGTTCCAAGATAACTATATGGGAGGATTTGATGAAAGAAGGGTTTTAATCCATACTCTAAATTTCACGGCAAAAACAGTTCTGTTTGGCCCAATTGCAAACTCTACTGATGGATTGATCAAGAAAGTTCAAGTCGATTACTCATCAAATCAACAAAGAATTAGAGAAATGAGATACACAGTAACTCCAAAAGCACTACAAGATTATAATGATGATAATGTTGTTAATGCAGCTGATGATCCACTCATTCCATATGGTGATGATTTTGGTTTTAATGAAACTATTTCAGAATTTAGAGACTATAGAGATTATAGTCCATCGCAAGGGATTGATGTAGAGGTTGATGGTGGCGGTGGTGGAGGAGATGATGATGGTGGAGCTCCGCCTGATGATGGTGGCGGTGGTGGAGGAGATGATGATGGTTTAGATGATGATGGAGGAGATGATGATGGTGGAGCTCCGCCTGATGATGGTGGAGATGATGATGGTGGAGATGATGATGGTGGAGCTCCGCCTGATGATGGAGGAGATGATGATGGTG